AACAGTAATACCTATCATTCAAGTGTCTGCAAACGGTCGTGTTATGACCATTGCCAATTCGTCAACCATCTCCACTTCATTGAATATTATTGGTGATTCTGGTACAGACACAGTTAATCTTGCAACCGATACATTAACATTCGTTGGTGCTCAAGGTATTACTTCAGCTGTAACAGATAACACAGTTTCTTTTAGTGTAGACACAACAGTTGTTCGTGCAAATACACCAAGTTTACTACAAACAATTGATGGCGACCTTATACTTAGCGGCAACTTGTCCGTCTTAGGTACATCAACAACATACAACGTTGAAACACTTACTGTTGAAGACTCATTGATTGCACTTGGTAAAAACAATGCATCCGATGCGGTTGACATTGGTTTCTACGGTCACTATAACAATGGTGCAGACCGTCATGCTGGTTTGTTACGTCATGCAGGTGATGGTTTCTTCTATTTGTTTGACAATTATAACATAGAACCAACAGGTAACGTTATTAACGTTTCGGATGCAAGTTTCCGTCAAGCAAACTTGAAGGCTAACTTAATTGCAGCATATGCTAACACAACTCAAGCAAACGTTGGTACGTTATATGTTGCTGGCACTGCACAAATTAAATCATTAAGTTTAACTGATGATTTAGCAGTATCAAGTGGTGGTACTGGCGCAAGTTCATTCACTGCTGGTTCTATTCTTGTTGGTGATGGATCAAACTCATTAAAACTACTTGCTAATAGTACATATACTGAAACAGGTACTGGCGCACAAAATAATACCATTACTTCTGTAACTGTTGATGCATATGGTAGAACAACTGCTGCAACATTCCAAGCAATTTCTGGTCTAACAGTTAGCCAAGGTGGTACAGGACAAAGTACATTCGCTGCTGGTCAAGTTGTTCTTGGCAATGGCACAGGTGGTTTAGTATCACAATCAAACGTTTCTGTTGTAAACGTAAACGTTGCAACATCAAATACAGTTAACAACATTACAACAGACGTATATGGTCGTGTAACAGGATTCACACAACAAGAAATTTCTGGTCTATCAGTTGCTCAAGGCGGTACAGGTGCTTCTACATTCACCGCTGGTAGAATGTTGGTTGGCAATGGTACTGGTGCAATTCAAGCAATCGCAAACGTAACATACACATTGACTGGTACACTAGGTGCTGCTAAAACAATCACATCGTTGACTGTTGATGCATACGGCCGTGTAAGTGCTGCAACTGCCGCAGATATTTCTGGTCTGACTGTTACACAAGGCGGTACAGGTGCTTCTACATTTACTACAAAAGGTATTGTATATGGCGATGGTTCAAATGCACTAGCTGTTACTGCTGCAGCCGGTACGTCCGATCAAACTTGGTCGAATCAAATTCTTACAACCACAAATGCGGGCGTTCCTGTATGGACAACCACTTTGGATGGAGGTCAATTCTAAGCTGACTATATAATGTAGTATATTTTTTTTATGATAGGAGTTTGAAATGGGAAATGAGAAGTATTTAAATTATTATATTGAGACATTAACGGCAACAATGACAGACTGTGTTGTCCGAAATGTCTCAATGCAAGCGAATCAAAAAATTACTGATGAGATTGTAAAAGAACAGACTGAAAAAATTGAAGCATTGGCCAAATTAAATGAAGAATTGCAAGAAGCGGTTCAACAATTAAAATTGGCCAATTCAACAAATGAAAGTAATGTTGTACAAGAATTGAAAAACAAGTTGAACGAAAAAGAACAACTTGTTTCCAAACAAACTAACGACATTAATGAACTGAACAATAAACATCGTGTTGAACTTGAAGAATTAACCACAAAGTTTCGTGACTATGATAGTGTTAAAAATCAAGCCATACATGTTGAAACGTTTAAAGGTGAATTGATTAGAGCCAGAGAAGAAGCTAACTCAGTTCGTCTAGAACTTGAAACTAGAGTCAACTCTATTAATGCCGAAATGAATGGAAAAATTCAAGGCATTAGTGAAGAAAATGAAAAGAATGTTAGAATGTTGATTCAGAAACATGAAACTGAAAAGATTAATCTAAACAATACAATCGCATCATTAACTGAAAAAATTGATTACTTACAACTACCTCCTGCCAAAAGAAAAAAAATTGATGAGCTGAATAAAGAAGTGGTATCAACGACTATAACAAGTTTAGTTGGTGCTGATGGCGAACTCAAGGATGGCGGATCGTTTTAAGTAAATGTCAAACACAGCAATACAGTTAAAAAAATCAGGCGTAACAGGGAACACACCATCAAGTCTTGCATTTGGTGAGGTTGCTCTCAACTACGCCGATGGAAAACTGTATTATAAAAACAGTCTTGGTGGCACATCATACATCTCCAACCAATTCTCGTTTGACACAATCAACTCAAACAACTCCCTAATATTTGCGGGAAGTGGTTCGGACACTTTGTCTTTTGTTGCCGGTAATAATATTACCATCAGCACTAATACAACCACAAAAACAATCACAATCAATGCATCGGTTGCAGGTGGAAGTGATCCTGGTCCCGCATTTGATCGTGCCAATGGTGCATATAGCCATGCAAATGCAGCATACAATGCAGCCAACTCATCAGGTTCTTTTGCTAATGGTGCTTTTGTAACTGCCAATGCATCATATTCTTCACAGAATACCACAGCATTATTTGCTAATGTGGCCTATGCACATGCCAATGCGGCCTATGCCAAGGCAAATACAGGAACAACCGCCCTAGATGTAAACTCTGATATTGTTGCGTTCACAATCGCCTTTAGTTGATAGAATAAATAGAGAATAACAGGAAATTTAGATGGCAAATACTTTTAAAAATCAACTACAAGCAGCAGTCGGAACATCACCTACCACAATCTACACAGCTGGTGTTGGTGTATCAACCACAGTTATTGGTATGACGATTGCAAATATATTAAACACAACTATAACAGCCAATGTAATATTGACTTCTAGTGGTTCAGATTATTATATGGTTAAGATGGCTGAGATTGAACCAGGTAGTTCTCTCATTACAATCGGTGGCGAACAAAAATTGGTGATGGAAGCCAATGATATTATCAAAGTCTCAACAAGTAATGCTTCGGCAGCTGATGTTATCTTAAGTTTATTGGAAATAACATAACATGCAGTTTAGTTACATTGGCAATCAAAGTAAAAAGGATGTAAGATTAGCATCCTCGTTTGCCAATGGTGCATTTGCTAGAGCCAACGCAGCTTTTATTGTAGCAAATACTGGCGGCGGATCGGCAACACCAATATTAATTTATTCAGATTATTTTACTGCAAATGGTGTAACTACAACATTCAATTTAAGTACATCACCAGTAAGTGAAAATTATATAACTGTTGTTGTTGATGGTATCTCACAATTAAGGAACACATATGGTGTTTCTGGTAATGTAGTAACGTTTGATAGTGCATTTGAAAATGGTGCTAATGTTGAAATTACTACAATAACGGGTGGCGGTGCTTTAGATCCATATGCATTAAGTGTTGCAAATTTGGCATACGCACATGCTAATGCTGCTTATGCACAAGCAAATACTGGTGGTGGTTCTAGTACAGATGCATACGCAAGGAATACGGCCAATGCAGGATTTATTACCGCAAACTCAGCAAGTTCATTTGCTAATGGTGCATTTGATAGAGCTAATGCTGCATTTCTACAGGCAAACAATTCTACTGATACTTGGGTAAGAACACAAGCTAATAATGCCTATGACCAAGCAAATTCTGGTGCATCGTTTGCTAATGGTTCCTTCGTAACTGCTAACTCGGCCGCATCTTTTGCTAATGGTGCATTTGATAGAGCTAATGCAGCATACAATGCCGCTAATAATGCTACCGATATTTGGGTAAGAAATAACTCCAATGCAGCATATTCTACAGCTAACTCAGCAGCATCTTTTGCTAACGGTGCCTTTGTAACTGCCAATTCATCAGCTAGTTTTGCCAACGGTGCCTTTACAACTGCAAACAATGCATTACCAAAAGAAGGTGGTGGTACTGTAAGTGGTAACGTAATAATTAATGGTGTATTATTAATAACAGGCAATGATTCTTCAGGTATTACATTTTCGGATGGTAGTGTTCAATATACTGCAAATGCCAGCGGTGCAGCATTTGGTACAGCCAATTCAGCAGCATCTTTTGCTAACGGTGCTTTCACAGCGGCCAATACAGCAAATTCTAGAGCAACAAGTTCAGGTTTATTCGCCAATGGTTCTTTTGAAAGAGCCAATGCAGCTTATGCTGCAGCTAACTCCGCAGGTTCATTTGCTAACGGTGCTTTTACAACTGCTAACCTAAAATTCAATTCAACTGGTGGTACAATTTCTGGTGATGTTACAATTACTGGTAATTTAGCTATAACAGGAAATACATTCGCTGTTAGTGCAACTCAAATTGTTGCAAATGATACCATGTTTATTATGGGTGTAAATAACTATACAGCTGATGTGTTGGACATTGGATTAGTTGCTCACTATAATGACGGCACAAATGCACATGCAGGTTTTATACGTGATGCTGGTACCAAAGAATGGCATGTATTCGATGGTTACACACCTGAAGTTGGTGCGAATAATAACATTAATATTAGTCATGCATCGTTTAAAACCGCAACACTTAATGCAAATCTAAAGTCAACTACAATAACAATTAAGAATATTGATATTCTACCATATGTAAATAATGCATATGATGCGGCAAATTCTGGATCCAATTTTGCTAACAGTTCATTTATAACAGCCAATTCAGCAGCATCATTTGCCAATGCTGCATTTGTTGCAGCCAATTCAAATTATACAAGTGCTGTCACTAAGTTGGTCGTTACAACTCCTGGTATGTACTATAGTGTTGACCAGTATTCAGGAAATAATCCAACAATTTATATTCGTGCTGGTGAGACAATAGCATTCAATCTTAGTGTTTCTGGTCATCCATTTATGATTCGGGTGTCATCAGGAGGAGCCAATTACGACACGGGTTTAACTCATGTAGATACAGACGGAACAGTAACTACAGGATCTTCAGCTCAAGGAAAAATTACTGGAACTTTATATTGGAAAGTTCCTTATGATATCGTTGGTTCAACTTATGTATATCAATGTTCTATCCATTCTGGAATGGTTGGAAATATTGTAATTGACCA